TTTCCCTATCTGACCCAAGCACAGTAAGGCTTTCCCCGATCGAACCGGAACTGTTCGGGTTTGCTGGCGATCAGCCAAGATTAGAAACGACCGCTCACAGTGGTTGTTTAGATCACTCCCAAGAGATATCAGATTTTGCGGAAAAGGTACTTAACGTCAAATTAATGCGTTGGCAGAAACGTGTTCTTGCTGGCATGACGGCGTACAACTTGGTTGACGGTAAAGAGGTGTGGGTTCATCGAGTGTCGTACACATCTGTGGCCAGACAGAACGGTAAAACGGTGACGATCGCTGCATTGTTGGGTTGGTTTCTTTGTACTCAGGGTAAAGCGCGCGGCGGTAAACAGTTGGTGATGTCTGTGGCTCACAAACTTGATTTGGCTACAGTTTTGTTTAATTATCTTGCGCCTATTCTTGAGGCGAAATTTGGCGCAACTGTGATCTGGTCTTATGGCCGTCAGGTGCTCACAATGCCTGATGGTTCACAGTGGATGCCACGAGCTGCAACACCGGGCGTGGGTCACGGTTACTCAATTGATTTGTGCATTGTTGACGAATGGTGGGCAGTAAGTGAAGAGGCAATCGATTCAGGGCTAATGCCAGCTATGCGAGCACGCAAAAACCCTCTACTGGCTGGTTTTAGCACCAGTGGGGATGCGTCATCAAAATCAATGCTCAGATGGCGTGAGCAAGGTTTAAGAGCTGTGGACTCAGGCAAAAACACGGCACTGTACTTTGCGGAATACAGCCCACCTGTAATGGACTATATGACACCAGAGGCATGGCGATATTCCAACCCTGCATTGGCAGAGGGTTTGTTAGATATGTCTGTGATTGAGGCAGAGTCACAATCACCAGACCGCAACAGTTTCTTGCGCGCATCGGTCAATATCTTTGTGCAAAGTCAGCACTCATGGATTGAGCCGGGTCAATTTACAGAATTAGGCAACAATTTGCCAATGCCAAAAAACGGTGTGCTGGCTATCGAGTCCGCTGTAGATGACTCACGATATGTGGGTGTTAGAGCTGTACAAGACGGCCAATACACGCGCTGCCATATTGCCTTTGTCGTTGACACCATCAAAGAAATGTGGGATGCAGTAGCTCAAGAGATCGAGCAATCACCAATGCTCAAATTGGCTTTAGTGCCATCAATAGATTTGCATTGCCCACCAAGTTACGCACACCGCAAAACGGTGGTAGGTCATCGTGAGGTGGTCAAATGGACTGGTGCAGTACGTGCACTCATAGTTGAAAAACGGATAACGCACGCAGGGCAAGCCCAGTTAATAGATCAAGTTGAGCGTGCCGTAGCGATCAAACACAACGGCGTACTCACATTGTCGAGCACTCGATCACCGGGAGATATTTCAGCGTGCCGCGCAATGGTCTTTGCTGTCGCACTTGCCTCAAAACCTATCTTTGCAAACAAGCCCACGATTGTCAGTGTCTAGCCTCTAATGTGTGTTATGGCATCGGCCTGATGCTTGCTTATCGTCGGGATACCGCATCGCATACCGGGCCGATGCCACCACAAACGACACAGATTGTGACACACTAAGAGCATGGCCATATTCTCTAAACAAAAAGCCGCTATCTCACCACCACCAGCAATTGGTGCTGCAGGCATGGGTTCATTTGCTGGCGGTAACGCTGGCGCAAACATGATCGGCCAGTACTACTCATATTTCGAGGGTCCGGCTAGAAACGCCGCGCAATCTGTACCCTCGATCAGCCGCGCACGCGACTTGCTTGCATCAACCATTGGTTGCATGAAGTTAAAGCAATACACAGAGATGTGGAACGGCGAGGAGATGGAGTGTATTGCACAGCCACCTCGTAGTTGGTTACGTCAATTAGACCCAAACGTCTCAAACAACTTTTTGCTCAGTTGGTTGGTAGATGATTTATTCTATTTTGGCAGAGCAATGCTGCACGTTGAGTCACGTTATGCCGATGGCTTTCCCCGAACCTTTACACGCATCCCAATTGCAATGGTGACAACACTTGACCAGCAAGGCCCAGTGTATTTTGCGCCATCAGATCAAGTGATGTTTCAAGGTGCACAATTGCGTACTGAGGATTGTGTGCAAATACTTGGTGGCATACAAGGCATTATCTACTCGTCTGAGCAATCGATTGGCACCACTCGCAAACTTGAAGCTGCACGTTTCCGCAACGCATCGAGTGCAATTCCTGCTGGAGTGTTGCAAGTACAAAGTGGGTCAGAGCCACTTTCATCTACAGAACTTGCAGACTTGGCAGCATCGTTTAACGCAGCGCGTGCAACCAATCAAACTGCAGCTCTTTCGCCTGAAGTGCATTACATCGAGACCGCTACAAGCCCAGACAAAATGCTGTTAATTGATGCCTCAGAGTTTCAAGTAAAAGAGATGGCCAACTTGTGCGGAGTGCCACCATATTTGCTAGGTGCAAACGTGGGCAGTTATTCCTACACCAATGCAGCAGAGGCAAAAAACTTGCTTTGGTCGTTTGGCGCAAGACCATTTGCAGACGCAATCGCATCAGCATTATCAATGTGTCTGCCTGCAGGTAGTTACGTTAAGTTTGATGTCGAGGATTATCTAGCAGGTGAATACGGCCCAGAGATGGCCGATGCAGTTGACAAAAGTATGACTAATCCCACACCAACCACAATGCCGGGAGTAATATCACCATCATGATCAGACTTGAGGCCAGCCCATTTACAGTTGACGCAGCTGCACCAGACGGCGCACCATCACGCACCATTAGCGGCATCGCAGTTACTTACAACACACCAGCAACCGTTGCAGACGGCACGCAAGTAATGTTTTTGCCCGGCTCGCTACCAACTGACGGCCGTAACCCAAAACTGTTTAACCAACACAACTCTGAACAAATCATTGGCATTGTTAACCAGCGTGTTGACAGCGATCAAGGGATGTTGTTTAGCGCCAAGATTGCACCAACCGCACTTGGCAACGAGATTTTGACCCTTTGCGGTATGGGCATCATTGACGGTGTATCCGTTGGTGTAACACCTACAAAATGGCATTTTAACGATCAACACATCATGGTGATCGAGCAGGCTAAATGGTCTGAATTGTCAACCGTCAGCGAGGGCGCATTTGCAGGTGCTCTCATAACAGAGGTTGCCGCGAGTATCCACCAACCAGAGCAAGAAATAAGTACTATAGAAACAGAACCTACACAGGAGACAGAACCTATGAGCGAAGTAACAGCACCAGAAGCAGTCGAAGCAGCAGTTGCAACACAACCGTTGTGGGCTGAACCAGCACGCGAGTTTCGCATGCCAACACCGGGCGAGTACATGGCAGCCATGCACATTGGCGGCGCAACATTTGCAAAAGTTAACGGCGCATACAAAGCCGCAGCAGACAAACAAAAAAGCGCATTTGAGTTTGCCTCAACTGACACGGGCGATTTCCCCGGCACATTGCCATTGCCAGTGGTTGCGCCTGTCGTACAAAATCTGAACTACATCAGGCCATTTGTTACAGCTCTTGGCGCACGTGCATTGCCAAACGGGAACGGTTTTAGTTTCATCCGCCCAACAATCACAACGCACACATCAGCTGCAATCCAAGCAACACAAAACACTGATCTATCGTCAACAACAATGGTCGTTGCAGCAAACTCAGTTGATCGAGTAACGGTCGGCGGCAGTGCACAGCTCTCAATGCAGCTAATTGACTTCACCGACCCTGCAGCATTAGGCGTAGTGCTCAATGACTTGATGGGCCAATACATGTTGGCAACTGACAACTATGCTTGCACCGAACTTGACGGCGCAGCAACCACATCAGGCAACTGGGATGGCGTAAGTCCAGCAGACTTGATTGAAAAGTTGTACACCGCAGCGTATGACGCATCAGTTGGCACAAACTTCTTTGTTGACACTTTGGTGCTCTCAGTAGCGCAATGGAAGTATCTCGGCAAATTGGTTGACGATTCCAACCGACCAATTTTCCCAAGCATTGGCGCACCGGGCTTGCTCGGTATGAACACGCTTGGCGCAGGCTCGGCAGCATCATGGTCTGGTCAAAACCCACTCGGTCTCACCACCGTAGTTGACAGCCAACTCGACACCATTGACGCAACCAAGTTGTATGTACTTAACGCATCACGCTCGTTTGAGTTTTACGAAAACATGCGCGGCATGATGAGTTTGGACTTGCCAGCAAAAGCTGCACGCGAGTTCAGTTACACGGGAACCATCGCAACATTTGCGGCTATCCCATCAATGATTCGCTCAATTACAAACACCGACTAAGCGAGAGGCGGCTTAACCGCCATGAGCAGTTACACAATCACCAGCAAGCAATTGCTAGATGACTATGCAGTAGTGCAAACACTCGAACCAACAGAGATCGCTGTTGGGGAGAGTGTCACTATTGCGTCAGTAGCCGTACCGTTTAACGGCACATTTAAGGTGCAAGCAATCCCACAGTATTTATACATTGGTATTGATTCACAGGGTTTCCCAATGTTTGACACCAACGTGCCGTTGGCTAATCAAGTTATGTACCGTTGCACTGGTGACAATGTTGAGCGCGTAGCAACCACTACAGGAACAATTACTTATACACAAGTTTGCACGTGGGTATCAGCAACCGATGTCGAGGATTGGCTAGGAATTGGCACAGCCACCGCAGCAGATGCAGCGTTTTTAACTTTGTGTGCAGCTGCAGCGTCAGCGTTTTGTCATCTCAGACGGCAAGAGGCTGGCTATCACGACTCACTAACCGTGTTGCCAAGTACCGCTGTAGGTTTGGGCACTCGCGCTTATGGCGGTTTTTTGTACCGTCAGCGTGGCTCGGTCTCAGATTTTGCCTCATTTGATGGCATGGTCTCTGGTGGCTCTAACGGCCTTAGCCCAATGATTAAACAGTTGCTAGGTGTCAACCGCGCACAGGTTGCCTAATGCCAACACCAGTTGCCTACACCGACCTGTTTAACGAGTCACTAGACGATCTAGCAGCCACTCTAAGCGCCGTTACAGGCTTGCAGGTAGTAACAGACCCTAGAAACATCTCACCGCCTTGTGTGTTCATTGACGCGCCATCCTTTACAGGTTTCAGCCGTGCAGTGTTTACGCTGTCATATCCGGTCAGATTGCTCACTGTTGGGCCGGGCAACTTGGATGCACAGCGCAGCTTGATGAATTTGGCAGCCAAAGTGGTTAGCGCTCAAATAGGTGTAACCGATGGCAGACCGACTATTGCTATCATCGGTGGCAGCGAGTTAGCAGCGTATGATCTAAATATCAATGTGCAGGCACAAAGTTAGGACACAACATGGCATACGTAATTGCATCACCAAGACTTGGCAAGGTAGGCGATATTTATGAGCCTGCCGATGGCATCAATGTCGAGGCGCTAATTGAGGGTGGGTTTATCAAATCCACCAGTAAGAGCACAAAATCTGATAAACCTATTAAAGACACCAACGAGGAGTAATTCACATGGCCACTAGCACTTACCTATCTAATCCAGTAGTCACAATCAACGCCGTTGATTTTAGTGATCAGTGCACGTCAGCAGTAATGACGCGCGTAATTGAGTCTCTTGAGTCCACCGCATTTGGTCAGACCAATCGCTCATATGTTGGCGGCTTAGAAAACAGCACACTTACCGTGACGATGTACAACTCATTTGCTGCATCAGAAACATACGCAAACTTAAAACTTCTTGTTGGCACGCAAGTTGATGTCAAAATTAAGCCAACATCGGCTGCAACATCAGCCACAAACCCAGAGTCAACATTGGCAAAAGCGTATTTAGAGTCATTGCCAATTGTCAACGGCCAACTTGGTGCTCTTGACACAATTGACATCACCTTTACTGGTGGCGCATACTCAGTAGCAACTGCTTAACTAATTCTCGCCGGCAACGGCCCGACACGAAAGAGGCAAGATGCAATTAAGACTCAAAGCCACATTTACAGATGGCACAACAAACGAGGTTGTAACTAACCTTGCAACAGTTGTCGCATGGGAACGCAAATATAAGCGCAAAGCGTCAGAGATGGCATCAGGTATTGGTGTTGAGGATTTGGCGTACTTGTGTTACGAGGCAACACGTGCATCAGGTACAACAGTGCCCGGCTCGCTTGACCAGTTCATTGCGATACTTGACTCAATTGATGTACTGGAGACACAAGACCCAAAAGCGGTCACGGCTCAGTAAGGCGAGCGCTGGCAGAAATTGTTGTTGCCACCGGTTACTGGCCGTCAGAGGTTACATTTGA